TATGATTATTGAAATTAACAGCATGATTGAATCAGTACCGCTAATGGACTATAAAACATTGGTTAGTTTTTTAACTGGTGGTTTTTGTTCAGGTGTTCTTTTTGCACTTGACGGTTACATAGGTAAAAAGGAAGATTTAAAACTTAATTATAAAGACGGTAAATTAGATAAAGTTAATGATATTAGTATTAAAGACCCACTAGGAAAAGATAAATTGAGTTTAGTTGATGAAAACAAAAAACCAAAACACCCCTAAAAGATTTAAAAAAACTGAAGAAAGTGAAAACCAAAAAGAAACGGCACTTAATAAATTGCAACAAACTATTATTAACCAAAGATATAAAATAGAAAAACTAAATAAAAAGATTGCTTTATTAGAAAGAAAATTAGAAAAGTGCATAAACAAAAAATAAACAAACAAACAAAGGGAAGGTAATGATGGAAGAACTATTAAGGTCGGCATCTAAATTTTTAAGTGATCTAGGCGCTAATTGCATGGAATTGTCCATGGCCCTTGATTCTATTTATGATCAAGACATTGAAAACACCAGCGCTGGTGGTGAAGAAAAACAAGTTGAAGAAAAACAAGTTGAAATGGAAAACCCACCAACTGAAGAAAAGAAAAAAAGAAAAACTCGAAAGGATGTTGAAGATGAAATTAGGCTTGAATGTAGGAGGGTATCTAAAGAAGTTTCTAAAGAAGTAGCTTATGGCATCTTAAAAGATTTTGGCACCAGCTCAATTAAAGAATTAGATAAAAAAGACTTAAGGCCTTGTCTTAAAAAATTAAAAGAAACTACAAAGGAATCATTTGAATCTGAATTAACCGATGATGATACTGATTTTTAAATATGGATAAAAAAACGGCAAAAGTAACAAAAAATATTATTAATGCCATCTTTAATGGTATCTGTGAAGTTGGAAACAATGAAAAAGATATAATTGAAATACGTTTAGAAACAGAAATAGGTAAAAGAAATGTGGTGATTGCTGTAATTAGCGAAAAACTTTACTCTAAAGAAATAGGATAATTAAAATGCAGCATAGTATTTTTGGGGCATCAAGCGCATCAAGATGGTTTGAATGCCCAGGTTCAGTAAACCTTTCTAAAGATGTTGAAAGAACCACTTCAAGTTATGCTGCTGAAGGTACAGCGGCACATGCTCTTTGTGAAAAACTTTTTGAACCGACAAAACCTAACCTAGATAAAATAGAAGAAATTGAAGGGTACAAGGTTAATGATGAAATGAGGGAAGCTGCCCATGATTACTATAATTACGTTAGTAAAAACATGGGCGAGTATTTACAAATCGAACAAACAGTTAACCTTTCTTGGTTGGCCCCAAAATCAGGCATTGATATTTTTGGCACTACTGATGCTATTTCATGGGATGATTTTGGGGTTTTAAAAGTTTTTGATTTTAAGTATGGGGTAAGGTCAGTTAACCCTGAAAATAACCAGCAAATGCTTTTTTATGCCGTTGGTGCTGCTACTAAAGATGGTGTAGATTGGGGTGATTTTAGTCATGTTGAATTACATGTGTGCCAACCTAGGGGTGGTGGTAATAAAGTTTGGGAATGTTCAATAAAACATTTGAAAGATTTTGCTGAATTACTAAGGGTGAAAGTTAAAGATGCCCTAAAACATGATGCCATACTTAAAGCTGGTAACCATTGTTTCTTTTGCCCAGCTAAACCCCTATGCCCAAAACAAAAAGAAAAAGCGTTGAAGATTGCACAAGCTGAATTTGATGATATACCAAAATTACCAATTTCTGAATTAGCTGAAATGTTAAAAAGTAAAGAAGATGTTGTAAAGTATTTTACGGCAATTGAAGAACTACTTTTTGCTGAAGCAAAAAAAGGCACCAAGGTACCAGGCTTTAAAATCGGTCAAGGTAAAAAAAATAGGGGCTGGGGTGATGCTAAAGAAGTGGAAAAGATTTTATCATTAGTTTACGGTAAAGAAATTTTCACAAAGGCATTATTAAAAAGTGTTGCCCAAATGGAAAAGGTAGTACCAAAAGAAGAATTAATAAGCTTTATAGTCACTAGTAGTAGTGAAAAATTACTAAAAATTTAACAAGGAACTAAAAAATGGCAAAAGGTGACGAACTAAGAGTAATGACCCCTGAATTTATGGTGTCTTATCCAGCGGTATTTGAAAAGAAAATGACCCCTTCAGGTAAGGATAGGTTTTCTATTCAAATGGTTTTTGATAAAACCAATACCGATTTAGGTAAGATGAAAAAAGCCGCCCAACAATGTGCAATTAATAAATGGGGTGCTGATAAAAACAAATGGCCTAAAGGAATGAGAAAACCCTTTAGAGATGGTGATGTTGAAGATAAAGGTGAAATGCTACACGGTAAAATCTTTGTGAACGCTGCTACTGATTACAAACCGGGATTAGTAAATCAAGACCGTGAACCAATCATTAGCGATGAAGATTTTTATGCTGGTTGTTTTGCTAGGGCAACGGTTGTACCTTTTGCATACAATACCGCTGGTAATTCTGGTGTTTCTTTTGGTTTAAGAAATATACAGTTGATTAGAAAAGGCGATCGAATCGGTGGGGGCATTGCCGCTGAAGATGAATTTGAATCATTAGCTAGTGATTCATATGAAGCTGATAGCAATAATGATGATGATTTTTAAATAAAAGGTTTATATCTTTTTTGGTGGAGTATAAAACTTTTACCCGTGGGGGCCTTTCGAGTGTACCCCACGGGTTTTTTTATCCTGATTGGGGGTTAGTTGAATCATTTGTACATAGATTTTGAAACCCGTGCCATTGTTGACCTGAAGAAAACAGGGGCATGGAAGTATTCGCTTGATGAAAATACCATTCCATTATGTTTAGGTTATGCTATAAATGACAGCCCAATTAAAATACTTAATAGGGTTGAAATTTTAGAAGCACCACCTAAAGAAATTTTAGATATTCTTTCTTATGAAAACATGTTTACCGTTGCCCATAATGCTGGTTTTGAGTATGCTATTTGGAATAATATTTTACATAAAAGATTTAACTGGCCGTACTTACCAATTAATAAATTAATTTGTACCGCTGCTATTGCCAGGTATAACGGCCTACCCGGTGCCCTTGAAAAAACTTCATTAGCTTTATTTGAAGATGCTGAAAAGGACATGGTGGGGCATAGGTTAATGCTACAACTGGCACGGCTAAAAATGCCTTCACATGTTGACCCTAACTTTTGGGAAAACAACCCAGATAAATTTAAAAGGCTTTATGAATACTGTAAAACCGATGTTGAATTAGAAAGAAAGATTCACCGCACCCTTGGTAATCTCACTAAACCAGAAAGAAAATTATGGTTACTAGATCAAAAGATAAATCTTCATGGTGTTGCTTTAGACTTACCTAGAATTAAAAAATCTATAACCATATCTAAAGTATTTGATAAAAGAATTTTAAAAGATTTTAACCAGCTAACTGGCCTAAAATCCCCACGTCAAGTAGCAGAATTAATGAAGTACCTAAACAAAAATGGTGAAGATATTGAAAACCTACAAAAGAAAACCATCGAGACATATAAACCAAAAACAGAAAAAGGTAAAGAAGCAATTAAATATAGAACCTACCTTTCAAGGTCATCAGTCGCAAAACTTTCTTCAATGCTCAACCTTGAAGTTAATGGGATTGTTAGAAACAACTTCATTTACCACGGAGCTACGACCGGGCGTTGGACATCGGTGGGTGTCCAATTACAAAACATTCCTAGGGGGGAATTAAGTGCCGACAATGTTTTTGATGACCTTGATTATTTAAATAAAGAAGATTTTTTGCATTTCTACCCAGATACTAATCAAGCTATTTCTGCAATGCTTAGAGGTATGGTCATACCAAGGCCGGGTAAAGTTTTTATTTCTGGGGATTTTTCAGCGGTTGAAGCTAGGGGTAACTTTTGGCTTAGTGGTGAAATAAAAGGCATTAAAGCGTATGAAGCTGGTAAAGATTTATACAAAGAAATGGCATCGGATTTGTATAGAAAAGCAGTTGATAAAATAACAAAAGATAATAGATTTTATGGGAAGCAATTAATTCTTGGTGCTGGTTATGGTCTAGGTCATAAAAAATTTAAAATGATGTGTGAACAGTACGGCCAAATTATTACACTAGAATTTGCTAAAGGTGCAATTACCAAATACCGTGAAAAGTATTCCAAGGTTGTTAGGAATTGGTATGCACAGGAAAATGCCGCTGTAATGGCAATGCAATTTCCGGGTAGAACCATTGCATGTAGAATGGTCAAATGGAAGTTTGATACAACTAAAAAAGTTTTAAAATGTTTATTACCAAGTGGTAGGGTTTTAAAATATTGGACACCAAAACTAGAAGTAGTAATGACCCCGTGGAAGCAAAAAAAAGCGCAGCTATCCTATATGGGTATTAACCCAAAAACAAAACAATGGGTAAAAGAAAGAACCTATGGTGGTAAAATAGTTGAAAATATTGTTCAAGGAATTTGTAGGGATTTATTAGTTTTTAGTTTACACCAATTAGATAAAGCTGGTTTTGATATTGTTATGCATGCCCATGATGAAGTGGTAGTGGAATCAGAATTTAATAAGGTTGAAGAATTTAAAAGGTTGATGAACACCACCCCTGATTGGGCAAAGGGTTTTCCTTTGAACAGTGATACATGGGTAGGTAATAGGTATAAAAAGGATTGAATATGTTTAAAGCAAAATATAATGCTGGTGATGAAGTATTTTTCTTTTCTTGTTTGGATTGTTTTGAATTAGATTTACCTAAAGATGAAATGGTAAAATTTGGAGTAATTAAAGATGTAATATCAAAATTCCCTAAATCAGCACCACCATTAACAGAAATACTTTATAAATTTCATATAAAGGAAAAACTTTTTGGTGAATACATTTCTTACATACCTGAAAAAAATATCATAGGTGTTTTATAAAATGGCCAAAAGAAAAAATGAAACCAAAAAAGAATTTGGTAAAAGAATATGGAAGGAAGAAAAAGAGGCAATAAAAGACCCTGTTTATAAGCAGTACAAATATGAACAATGGTTAAAATGCCACCATAAAAGAATAAAAGACCCTGAATACAGAAAAAAAAGTAATAGCTACCATTTAAGTTATTATTACCGAGTGGTTAAACCAAGACGGGAAAAGAAAAAAAAGGAATTAGAAAATGAAGCCACAAGTATACGTTGATATTATGAAAAACATTGATACCGAATTAAACGCCATGATGAATGAATGGGCCATTGACTTAAATGGCAAAGGCCTAAACCCTGAATATAATATGTTTTTAGTTTTTTCAACCATTAGCAATTGTTTACATGCTAAAATTATCGGTGCCCATGTAGTAGTGGAAAAGCACCCTAATATATTAACTGGAATAAAAGCAACCATACAACATTTAAAAGAATGTAATAGGGATACTGAAGAATTTTATAGAAAATCATTTAACTTTAACTGGGACTAAACAAAATGGAAGAACAAACTAAAACAAAATTAGACGAACAAAAAGATGGTGAACTAATTAAGCAATGGGAAAAGGAAGCTAAAGAAATGACCATTGGCAGTTTACCAAGCTTTATTGAAAAACTAACAACACATTATGAGCATGATTATGGTACCGTATGCCGTGCCATTGCTTGTGTTGCCATTGCCTCTGCAAATGCAACAATGAGGACACCGGCCTGTGATGGTATAACAGGTTTTCAAGCCGGTTGTATCCAATGGGATATGATCAGATTATGGGGGATATTTAATAGCGTTACAGGTTTAAAAATAATTGATCATGATGAATTACTTTACCCACACAATGAAGCTGAATTTAGAACTATTAGTAGAAATGTTTGGGTAAAAGTGCAAAAAGAAGCTAGGGATAAGTTAAAATACAACCCTAATGCTAACCCTAGCGTTATTAAACATTGGAATACAATTGTTGATGGTAAAATCCCTTTTGGTTTAACTTTAGAGAGTGAAGGTAAAGATGCCTAAAATTATTGAGGTACTAGAAAAAGCAACATTTGGCACTTCACCAGTAACCAATATACTTTATTTATTTACACCAATTAAAGATGGTACTTCCTTTGTTAAAAGAGAAATAACAGATAAAGAAAAAGAATTTTTAAAAGACTACTTAAACAAAAAAGGGAATTAATTATGAATTTATTTAATTGTTTTCAGGCCGTGGCATTTTACACCCTAACACCTTTTGCTATTCAATGGTTATTTACCCACGGGTATAATGGTTGGGCCTACATTGCTTGTATTGGTGAACTAGTAGGTTTTGTTTTAATTAGTTTAGCTATTGAAGAAAAGAAAGGTAGTTATTAATGGGTGGTTCACATAGTAGAACAAAGGGCCATTCTTTCGAGAGAAAAATTGCTAATGAATTAAAACGGTTTTACCCTGAAGCAAAAAGAAATGTTACTGAAACACAAACAGGGGGGCAAGGGGTTGACCTAGTTGATACCGGCCCTTTTAAAATCCAGTGTAAAAGATATAAAGGATATGCCCCAATCAATAAAATTTTTGAAGTTGTTTGTAAGGCCGAAACTGATATACCCCTGTTAATTACTAAGGCCGATGCTGAACCAATTATGGTAGTAATAAGCATGAAGCATTTTTTATTAATGTTGAGAAAAGTAAAAGGTGAAGTTTAATGGTTACTGAAAAATTCTTAGAAGATAAATTTTTACCTAAAGGTGCCCTAGTAAAAGAATTTACAGCGGTACCTAATGATGATAGTACAAGAAATTGTATGTCTTTTAAAGTGAACGTTCTTTATTACAATGCTGAAGGTATTATGAAAAAATCAGAAATAACAATTGGTAGGAATTTAATTATTAAATACAACAAAGATAAAAAACTGGTTAATGCCTAGGTGGGTGATGAATAGGGTATCTTTGTTGAAATATCCACTAGGCTAATTATCTTTAGGCACCCTTATTTCAAAATCCCTAAACATTTGGTATGAAGCTTGATCATTTAAATTTTTTACATCTACAAACCATTCTTTACATGTTTTCCTAATTAAAGATCTGTTCACACATTGCCTAAAACAGATATTACCTAAAAAATCTTCAACCCATTCAGGTGGGCATGTTTGGTAAATTCTTTTTGAAAAATCTAAAATGGGTATTCTTTTTGCTGAAGCACAAGCCGTTAAAGAAATACTAATTATAATATGAAGTAAAAATTTTTTAACCAACACTTGCCTTTCTTCCTTTTTCAATTTGTCGCTCGAAATGTTTTAAAAGTAATTCCATTTCATCTTCAAGCTGAACAATTAAATTATGGTCACGGTCTTTCTTTTCTTTTTTTCTTTCATTATTTAGGCTTTTATTTAGATCATAATATTTTTTAGTATATTTTTCATCCATTTTGATAAGGCCCATAGATAGAACCTTATCAATTACATTTAATGCTGATGTTGCTAATCCAATGGCCATTTATTCTTCTTTTGGTAAAAATTTTGTTTCAAGTGCTAGTAAAGCAGTTTTAATTGTATTAGAAGCAATATCGTCCCAGGAAGTAGAAGTTAATGAAGTGATTTCTTCATCAATAACTTCTAGTAATTTTCTGGCCATTTTGAAGCCGAACCTTTTCCAATTAATTTTCTTTTCTGGCATTTTTTAATTCCTTGTATAAAGTTAACTCGAAAATTTTACATTAAAACTTTACAATGTAAATTTACTTTTCCCAAATAGTTTGATGCCACGCTTTACTTGTAGGTGAAAATGAAACCCGGTACCAGCATCATGGTAAACTACAACCCTTGGTTTTTTACCTTTAGGGGCAGTACCGTAATTTTCACTATACATATCATTTAATTTATTGGTTATTCCGTGGGCGTGAAATGTATCCCATTTTTTTGCACTTATATCGATGGCCCTTCCAGTTTCATGGGTCTTACTGATTCTATTCGGTGCTTTATCGATGATGCTGGTAACCACTACTGGCAGCTTGTTTTCATGGGCAAATTGAAGAAAGGTGTAAAATATCATACCTAGAACAGGGCTAACCATTAGAAAATCACCTAGGTTGATTGAAGCATCTTTAAGGATAAATTTTTTACTGGGTAAAGGGGGTTTTTTACTCTCCAATTAAGACCTCATATATTTTGTCAATTCTAAGCCTGATATATTTTATATCATCTTTTAAACTATTTTCATTTTTTTCAATTGATTGTATTGATATTGTATTAGTAGTAATGTCTCTTTGAAAACCCCATAGGGTAGCGACAAGCCCTGTCAACATTGTAAATAAAATTGTGGCAGTAACTACTTTCATTTAACAATATTTTAACCTGATTGTGGTTTTAATTATACTTTTTTATCAGCATACCTTCTACTAGAAGGGGTAATTGACTTTATAACTTTTAATTTTTCAGGGGTAATTAATTCAATTTGATTTTCAAAAGGCCTTACTTTTTCCGGGGTAAATTTTTTGGTGTATCTTTTAACCCCTTCAGCATCTACTAAAAAATTTGAAGGGTTATTTTCCCACGTATCCCTTTTTCCATCCCAATCTTTTTGAACTAAATAATCCGCATCAGTTAGGCCATCATCTTTGTGTGGTGTTTTCCAACTAGGGTTAGTTATAGTTTTAATTGCTGGTTGTTCTATATCACTGACAGAAATACTTCCATCATCCCCGACGTTTAACCTTGTCTTTTTTCTTGATGCCATTACCTGAAGTTTATTAAATTCTTTTTTATTGTATGAAATAACCTCTACCTTACTTTTATCAAGATCATTTGTAGCTATATACTGCTCAAGAAAATCATCTTCATTTTCATTATTCCAAATTGAATCAAATTTATTATTAACTAAAAGAACAAACATTTTTTTTCCTTATGGTATTGAGAATAAAGCAATAGAATATCTAGCTGCACCAGTTGTTTTAATAACCGTGCCTGATTGTACCCAAAAATTATTAGCCGCTGAAGTAGCATCTTGACCTTTTTCCCACCCACTACCGTATTTTGTCACTGTTCCAGTAGCCGAGTTAGAGTATCCCCTTACGGCCATTGAATAACCACCTTCCCATGACCTATTAGATAGCCCCAGGTTATCAATTTGTAAGCCTGATGATGATGTACCAGAGTCACCATGCGCTTTTATTACCACTTGCTGTGTAGCAACAAAATTTGTAGAAAAGTTTAAAACCCCGTGTCTAGCAGCATTGAAAGTGAACAGGACAAAGTTTGTGTTTTCAGCCGTGGTAGACACATTTATTATTGCCCGGTCATCGGCTAAAGAATCTAAAACAGTTACATCACCACCACCAGCATCAAAGGTTACCGCCCCACCATCTTCACAATTCGCTGAAACAAAACCATAGCTTCCCACTGGTACGGTATAATTTGCTGTACCCACAATATTATTACTTGGATTGAAATTGAAAGGTAGAAATAAACTCATTAAGGTACCCCGGCTAAAACAAAATGAAACCTATTTTGGTTTGTTTGAAAAGAAGTTATATCAAAACGTAAAAAATCACCAGCTAGTACAGCGGTTGTTGAAAAAACTTGATTGGTTGATGGTGTATTAGCACCAGCTACATTTGCTTGAGAAATTGTTATGTTAGTGCCATCACTAGTTGTTAACAATGCTTGAGTAGCATTGTCACATGAAACGGTTATTATTGCCGCCCCCGGTGCTGGTGCTGCTACCCCTGTTACTCCGTTTATTGCTGAAGCCAATGATGTTGCCGTGGCGTTGTTTGACGTTGCCGCCGTCCAATCTACACCTTCAGTTAATACCGTTGTGGCCCCACCAGTAATTGCTACTGTAAAAGTATCACCACTTAATAAAGTGTAATCTACTACTGTAATAGTTGAATCTTTTGAAGCTATGGAAGGCTTAGTTGAAAATACACTAGCAAAAGCACCGCCAATTCCAGTAGCTTTTAAAATATCTACTTCTAAAGTACCTACTAACCCAGCATCTATTTGGGTTAATAATGCAGTTGTTAAAGTAAAACCAGTACCGGCACGAAATAAAATTAATTCTTCAAAGGTTGTAGTGGAAGCAAATTGTGATGAATTTACTATAAGGTCATCAATAACTGTAATTGAACCTGAACCAGATTCAAGGGAATTGATTCTGGTTTCATGATCATCATCATTACCTTTGACTTTATCCCATAAATCTTTAGTTACAGGGTCACCAACATCAATAGCACCACTAGGAATTGTTACAAAGGCCATAAGTTACCCTATCACGTTCATTTTATATGTCTCGTTTAAACTATTAACTATACCGTTAGAATCAGTTAAATACCCTTTTACTGCCCTACCATTAGCATTTGAATTAGCGTAAATAACTGAAGAATTTGATGCAATACTACAAACCTTATTAAACATACTTGATAAATCAGTCAATGAAAAATCAACCGATAGGCCATCCTTTTTAACTGAAACTACTACACCAATTTTTGATAAATCATTTGAAGTACCAAACCTTTCAAACAACCTATCAAATTCAAAATAAATTACATCATCAATTGAAGCATCTATAAAACCAAGTTTCGCTTTTATTTTAATAACTGAATTAGCAGCTTCCCTTAAAAGTGAAACTCTTTGGGTTACAATAGTTACTTCATCTATTTCATATAAATAAAGATCAATAGTTTCTTCCCTAGAAATGTTAGAAATATTGTTAATAAAGGAATTAGTATTTGAAAAAGTAAGCGAACCTTGATCACCAGTAAAACGGCCAGAATCAAAATGCCTATATTTACTATTAACTGTTTTTACAATATTTTTACCTGAAGCTTCAACCGACCATGATAAAATATTATCATCGGTTACTATTGTGCTAGCGCTGCTTTTCTTCTTTGGGGATAAAACATTATATTCTATTTTCAAACTAGTATTAGTATGTAAATTACCAAACACTGATTTATTAACTAAATTTATTATATCCCTTACTATGGGCCTTTCATCATCTTTATCCAAAGGAAGTTTTAAACTAATCAAATAAGGGGCATCAATTTCAGCTTCAGTAAATGAACCAGTTTCTAATCTTGATGCTAATCCGGCCTCTTTTAATAAATCTTCTACTACTTCAGCACCAGTTGTAATATCAGCACCAGTTGATAAACCATCTTTAGTTTTCCCAAAACAGTCAACCGTTATAGGGGTATCATCTTCAACATAATTAGGGCGCTTAATTAATGTTGCCGCTGTGATTGTTGCTTCACTATAAGGCACCCTTAAATCTAAACTGGTATCAGAATTTATTTGTAGTACTTCATGATAAACTGTTCTACCAATTGGAAGTAACCAATCACCCGGTTTTATATCAACTAAAAAAGTTGTAGCTGTACCTGTTACCGCCCGGCCTACATTAGTAAAAGTTAAACTAGTACCATTTAAATTTGATGGCCTTCTTATATTTAGTTCGGCCTGGGCATCTAATACCAGCTTACAAACACCGCTAGTATTAGTTATGGTAAAATCCCTAGTTAAAATTAATTCTTTACTACCAACAAAAACCTTTTGAATTGCTGCCCTAAAAACTTTATCACTAATTGATGGTGCTGAAGGTAAATCTTGAACCAGTACCACTTCATTACCGCTGATTCTATTTATTACCGCCTTATCAGATACAACAAAAATATCATCACCTGGTGAAAATTCACTGGCATCAGCTAGGGTAAATCTATTAAGTGGGAAGTTAACATCTATTGAACTAATGGTTGATTGTGGTTCACGTATTTCATGGTCAGATACTAAATGCGTCCTATTACCACGTCTTAATGCCCTATCTGGCCTTTGGGTTAAAACTAAAGCGGTAAAGGTGTCTGTTATAGTTTCAGTAACAGTAAAAGAAACATCACTAGCAATTGAATCAACTTTAAATTCTACTTCATCACCTGTTAATACATCAATGAAAAATACAGTATCTTCAGGGGATAATTCGGCCAATAAAGATGAACCTACCCCGGTTATTGTTGAAGATGCCGCTGTACCTGAAAACGTGCCAGTTAAATTTACACCGTCAAGGGTTTGGTCTAATGATTGAACTAGTAACCCAGCCACACGACCATAAATTCTTCTTTTAAAAGTTGATAAAATATCTTCATTAAAAACACCATCACTAATAGTATAAGCATTTAAAGGTATTTCACTTCTCAACCTTTCTACTACATCACGGATATTAAAAGAAACTTGTTTTGGCGAAAATGATTTAGTAGTTATTTCACCACGGTAAAGAATTTGAGCATTACTAGGTAACAAGGTATCACTATAAGAATAGACTGAAGCATCAGCACCTTCCCAGAATAGCTTATCAAAAATGGTATTAAAAAAACCTTCATTGTTTTCAAACCTTAATGAACCAGTACCACTTAGAGCAATGCCAGTAAAATCATCAGGGTCAACTTTAGAACCAAATTTGGAAGTTTTTTTTAATATGTCTTTATAGGGTACAGTTTTACCAGTGTTCAAATCAAAAGGTAAGTTAACTGACCTATTTGAAAAAAATAATCTATATGTAGAAGTAGTAAAAACATTGGAAGGGTCAACATCAGTTAGGCCCCTAACATATAAAATTTTATTAGTTGAATCAAAAAACCATTCACCTGAACCAACTATACCACCTAAAGTTGTTCTTTCAGTTAAATCAATACCACCTTCTTTAATATTGATTATATAATGGTTTACTGTTTTCTGGTAAACTGAACCAGAATTAAGTGCCCAAACTAAAAGCCTTTCATTAGGTTCTAAGTGAACTAATACTAGTTTTTCAGATACCTTTTTATTTTTGAATTCATTAAAAGTGGTCATATTAAGTTAGTGGTTCAACAAAGGTTCTATATGTTGCTGCCCAATCAATGTTGTTATTAATTGCACCAGTTACTTGTATTAAAATATCGGTACCAGAAACGGCCAGTGTAATATCCCACCCAGCTTGATCTTCATTGGTATGTACATCAGTATCACCATCATCAGTTAATACACCGGCATCATTTACAAATTTAGATAATCTTTTATAGGTTGCCGAATCACCACTAGCACCAGCGGCACCGCCTGTTCTAGCACCCACTAAAGTAGATTCAACTAAAATTACATTCCCGGTTGATGTTGAAATTGTTGCAATGGTGGTTACAGTAGCATCGGTTGTAGATACCGTTGCCGATTGTTCACCTGAAGATAAATTATCCGGGTCATTAGCACTTGTAAAACCATCATCAAAATCTATTGTTCTAATTCCCATAATTTCTACCTGTTTTTATAAGTTGTTATTTCAAATGAATAAGGGTTCTGGGTATCATTTTCAGCTACACCACTAGGGGTAATAGTTAAATTTTCATGCTCTTTTACCCACCCTATATGATCATTCTGGGAAAAAGTGTAACTACCTGAAGCTGCTAGTCTTAAAAAATAAGTACCAGCTTGTAATAATAAAGGGGTATCAAAAATAAAAGATATGTTGCCATGATAATGGTTTGTTTGAAGTAAAGTGCTTCCGGCCGATCTTATAGCTGCTAGGGTTTGTATCTTTGACCCATAGGTAATAGTTTTCAATGAATTTAATACTGATAAAGTTAAAGTACCAGTTATGTTGCCGCCCGGTTGTCTTATTAAAAGGTGGGGTCTTATTCTTTCAATCATCAAGCGACCATTAGTGGGTATGGTAAATGATTGATCTAAGCTTGTTTTTAATTCACCATAAACTAATTTCATTCTTCTCGCCTTCTATTTATAGTGTCGGCCATATAGCAATGTTCTATATCTGTTAATTCATCAGAAATAAAAGTATGAAATTTGTCATCTATTATATAACCAAAAACAAATTTATTGCCAAATCTTTCTTTAATTATATCCACAATTTCCCTGAAATCTTCAATATTAACAACCTTATTCATATGACTTCCAATAACTGAAAAGCAGTATCATACCTTTTAAAAAAGGTATTAGTTAGCATAGGCCTTCTATTAAACTGTACATAACCAGCAAATATTTCTTTATTAGTGATTATGTTTTCAGTTGAATCAAGTAATAAGAAAATTCCCTTAGTGATACCAACAATATCAATCATAGTTTGATAATTGGTATGGGTAGCATCTTCCATTATTTTTACATCACCTGAAAACATTTTTTGATCATTAATTTCATCTATAAACTTTTGCCCATACCTTCCTTTTTGTGCCTTACTATTATCAATTCGTTCAAACTTCCAACCATAAGAAAATGACCTTAATTCATTAGGGGTACTTAATGACTCTCCAAGAAAGATGTTTGAATAACCAACAAACCCAGCACCAGTGGTAGCAACAATTCTCCAAAATCTATACGCTTGTGTAGCAAAAGAATGAAAGGCAATGTTTTCTTCAAAATCAAAATCAGTTGATAATAATGTGGTAGTAAAAGCTGGTGCTGAAAAATTACTAGTAGGGTTAGCTTCAATGGTTATTGCAGTTACATTTAGTTCATTAGTAGCGTTATTACCCACTAAAGCAAAATCTGTAATGTTTCTAACAGTTTTAAAATCAATTATTAAATTAGAAGTAGTAGTGCCATTGGGTGTTCTAAATTCATCAACCGTGTGAAGTTGTTTTAAATTTGATACTGGATAAAAAGCATCAACGGCATCAGGGGTTAAAACTGTTTCATCTAAGGTAACTAAATTATCGTATAAATATTTTGTACTCATGAAACAAACCCCAATTCATTTTGTACTTTAAGTGCCCTAGCTAATTCAAAACCATCAATTTCTACAACGGTGGGTTGTTGTTGTATAGCTTCAGCTAATTGCTGTATGGCCGATGATTCACCACCATCACCATTAGCTAAATTAATAAATTCTTTTTGTTGCCCTTGGGTAAGTACCGCTTCACCAGCATTGCCATTAAATAATGTTTGATCACCAATGGAATTATTACCACCTAAGATACCACCATGATTCATGCCTGGTGGTTTTGACCCAGCAATTTTTGCAATATTTAATGCCGTTGCCGTACCAATAATGGCGGCAAAAGCAATATTTAAAGGGAATAATCCACTAGCTAATGCTTTTTGTACTGCCACAATACCGTCAACCGTTGCCGTGGCAATACCACTGGCCTTACCAATGGCAAATAAAGTTTTGTTACCGCTAGATTGAAGGCTTGCCATGGTACCTAAAGTTGACTTTAAATTAGCCGACCTATCTTTACTAACACCCTTTTCAAAAGAAAACATGTCAGTTAGGCCCTTGGTAGAAGTATCTGTTAATGACCTTTCAAGTGCTGATAACTTTTTAACTTTTTTAGTTGTAGTTTTAATATCTTTAGCAGCGGCCTTTTTCCTTATTTTACTTTCAGCTTCAAGTGATTCTGCTAATGAAGTTAACCTGGCCTCAACCGCTTCAGTATTAAAAGGGGCATCAAAAGACGTTTTTATATCGTCCATATCTTGAACAATACTTTCAGAAAATTCTGCCATTAATTCTTGTGCGGCCGTAAAATCTGTTCTAAATCTTTCAGGTATTAAACTAGAAGAATTTGTGAAGGCATTTATACCTTTTTCAATTAATGCCAGTGGGGTAATCACCCCTAGTGCCATTGTTCTAGCTGCTATTTTTACAACATCGAAAGAAATTTCCATTGCCGTTGCAAAAGGCCCCACGGCACCTGATACTTCAGCTAACCCTTTTATTAAACTTATTAAACCAGTGTTAACAAATTTAATAATAGAATCACGGTTAGTATTTATACTAGCGCCCATTTCAGTAAATATAGTTTGAAACTGGTTTACGGCACTTATTACTAAAGGGTTTTTAGTTATTAAAAAACCAATTTCTTCTAATAAATCCCCAAAAGAATTTGCAGCCTGTTGGGTAGCACCCGAAAAGGTTTTCAATTGCCCAGCGGCCGCACCACCAAATTTTGTATTTAAAGTTGTTAATACTTTTTGAAAAGTATCAGCATTATCTGAACCTCTTTTAACTATAATACCATATCGACTTAAAGAACCAATTTCACCTACCGCTGCTTTACCAACTAAAGTCATTGCTGATTCTAAACTAACACCCAATGCTGATGACATATCAAGTGCCGCTTTAGTAGCAGTTTTTAGACCTTCACCAGATAAACCAGATAAAGAAACCAAAAGCCCTTGTGCTTTTAAAATAGTTTCATCACCAAATTTAGTTGTCTGTTGTAATGAAGATGCAAATTTTTGCATATCCCTACTAGCAGCTTCAGAAAAACTACCAGCCGTTTTCAATGCAACATTAAGGGAATTGATTGCATCTTCCTGTTCATTAGCTAATGAAATTACTTTAGCACCAGCAAAAGCAGCGGCAAATCCAACCGCTGCGCCTTTAAGGGATACTAACCCACCTAATAAAGACCTGGTACCACTACCTAATGCTTTTAATGAGCGGCCTATTTTCTTAATTGATTTGTTGGTTTTTTTTGCTTGTTTTTCGGTTTTCTTTAAATCTTCTTTAGGTTTGTTTTTACCAGTAACAAAATCAAAAATAAATTGTAATTTATTTACTGCCATTGTTTGCCTTTTTTATCCCTTCATCAACACTTGACCTTATTAATTCAAAAACTTCTATTACTTCATAATCAAATTCATCAGCATTAAAAACAACCCCTAATTTTTGTGCCTTGGTAAACATGTTATACCTAGTAAAATAGTGGGCAACACCCATAAATTCGTTATATTTGTAAGTGTCTATTTCTTTAATTGAGTCAAAGGGTATCCCATTAACCCACAAACTAGATGCTTCAAGTATTAATTCTTTTTTTTAGAGGCCAAAGAAAAAGCACTAAAAATTTCACCAGCTATTTTAGAAAGAATTCCCATCATTTCAAAATGGTTAATTAATTCTTTGTAGCTAGTGATTTCTTTTTCATCTATTTTCATAGAAACTTTACTTACAAGAAACCCCATTTCTAAAATCATTCTACCAGTATAAATATATTCTTTTGTTTGAAAATCTTCATCAATATCTTCAGCTTCAACACCTGGTTCTTTAACCCCAATTTTTCCCATTAGCTGAATAGCTTCAGGTACATTAGGAAGCCTATATTCTACAAAACCATAATCATTTTCAAATTTCATATTTCCCTTTTACTTAGCTACTAAACCGTAAATTAACAACACCCAAAATAAATTGCAAATAATAAAACCAAGTACAAAAACAAAGGTTATTCTTATATACACATCTCTTTCATTTAATTCAGTCATATTTTCATCGTTCATATTTGTTATACCCAGTTTAAATGCACATCTTTTTGAGTACCAGTAACGTGTGCTTTAGCTTCAATGTTTACCACTTGATAACCTTCATTATCAGCAACAATATGTGAAGTGATTGTGGCATTAGCAAAATAAATATTAAAGCATTTCCCACCTATCCAGTTATCACTGGATTTAGGGCCGGCATTAAAAGCTAGTGTTGTAGTGGTGTTATTTATAAACTTATCAAATAACCCCACTTCAAATTGTTTTAAAATTAATGTTGCCGTAAAAGTTACTTCCCTATCCATTGTTACTGAAGATTCAATTCCATTAGCATCACATATGTCATCAATATCAGTTTTAGGGGTAGCAATTGCAAATGCAGCGGTGGTAGCACTTTTACAAAGAAACTCACCAAAATTGCCTAGTATTAATTCATTCCCTTTTACGACAATCTTTTCAGAATCATCAAAAACAGGTACTAAACCGGGGTCAAAAGAAATGGCACTGTCACTGACATAAGAAGATGAACCAGTATCATCGGCCGCAACACTAAACCCTAAAGCGGTACCAATTGCCGTTGCGGTGTTTGTACCAGTATTCCACAATAAGGAAAACGTGCCGCCATCACTAGATAGGGTAAAATTACCCGTTGTACTTGAATATGAAACTGTAATTGCATCAGCGGTTAGGGCGTTCATTTTAACTTCTATTTCACGCCCTAATTCAATCGGGGTTTTATAAACTTTTTGCGTAATAGATGCATTTCTTTGAACACCATCACTAAAATCCATTGAAAAATTACTAGAAGTTATTTCAATTGGGTTAAAGAAAAATTCAATACCAGCAAATTCAAAATCCATTACAGCATAGTCACTAGCTGGGAATTCTATATTTATGGCCGTGGTACTCATGCCGGCCATGGCCTGGTGATATGCTGAACTTGTTTCAGCTTGAAATAAATGCCCTGAAAACCTTTTATGCCCAGTAGATGCTGGGGAGTAATGAATTGGTAAACCAAGATTTACACCAGCGGCTGGGGCATTTGATAAGTTATGAGCTAAAGTTAATACATCACCAGCTATTGACCTGATATTTCTTACTGTATAATTATTTAAATTATCTTTTATTAATAATGCCATACCAGCAAAAAATTCTGAACCTTCACCAGTATCAACCGTTATTGTAGCAGCGGCACTTGAAGTACCAGCCGCGGCGCTTACAACATCACGTTCAATTGATTTTACATTTCTAGTGCCCATTGCTGATTCAATAGCTAGGGAAGTTTCGGGTGCAGTACCTTCAATACCAGAATGTTTTAAATAATTAGGAAAGGTCATTGTTGGAGTTTCTTTCCCAATGGCACCTTTTGTTTTACCAATATCGTTTTGTATTTCATCACTGGATAGGGTTTCAACATTAGAATCAAAAGTGTACCCACTTCTTAAAGGTAAAAATTCTGAACCAGCTACTAAAGCAATTAATGTGCCTTCAGTGGTTTCTTCTTTCATTCCAAAAATTGCACTTCTAGTTACCTTTGCCATATTATCCCCTTAGATTATTTCACTAATATCAATTGAAAAAGTAATATTCATCGTCATTATACTAAAATCATCAATATTCGCATATTCTACACCTGAACTACCCACAAAAGTTACCTTTTCAATGCTAGAATCAATACCTAATTGATCAAAATTTAAAAAATCTTGTTTTAAGGTTACCATATCTTCTAAAATTGATAGAAGCACCGTATCACGGGAATCGGCATCATGGTTCGTTCTAATTAATTCTTCAGTAAAAACAATTGTAAATTCCCTACTAATATTAGAATCTTTAAAGGTATCTAAAGCCGAAATTGTTGAGGCCCCTACCATTACACCATAACCATCACGTAATAAATTATTATCATTATCAGGTAAACTTTCTGGTAAAGGTATTTTAGTTTTACTAGGAAATAAACCAGCTACCTTTGTTAAAATTGTATTATAAACAGTTGTTATTTTACTCATTAGTTAAAGCCTTCATTTAAAAATTCAGGGCCACGTGAAATTCTACCTTGGTAAGAAATTTCTTCAGTAGGGTCAACTATGCCATCATTATCCCTATCAAATTTAGTAGCCTTTTTTAACCTTGAATAATATTCTGTTCTAGCTGCTTTTTTCTGTTCTAAATAATCATCACCAAAAGAATTATAAATTATTTCTGCTACCTTTTGAATTGAGGCCGGCATTAATTCATCACGATCAAGTATTTGTGATTCATGTTTTATTAATTTCATTTTCTTTAAATCATCTTCGATTAAAATTGCTGCCCTTACCGCCTGTTCTTCCCAATCAGTTTTCCCACTGGTAAAAGCTGCCTTGGTATTGGCCCTATTTAAATCAGGGAATTCTGAACCTAATTCAGCATCATCAGAAAATAAATGACCTAACCAAGATAAAGTGGTGCCAACATCAAGATCAATACTAAAATCAATTTTTATCCAATATTTATCATAGATTGTAATACCGCCTAACCCTGTTACCTGTTCTACACCGGCCGAATTTACAGTATCTTCTTTACCCCATAAATTATTTCTATCAGGCACCCATGTTGAATAATTTGGGTTTTTAAACCCATTAGTTTCATCCCTGAATTCTGCTACTGCTTTAAAGGTGTTACCATCCCATATTTTAATAAGCATATTTGCATTTGCGGTGTTGGCCAATCCAAATTTAAAATATAAATGATTTATAGGGAGAGTAACCCCAATAAATAGTGAATCTTCAGCCGCCGCATAATCAAAAGTTTTAGTACCTGAAGAATACTTATTTAATTCCTGTGTGAAATCTTCTAAGGTACCATTGTTTGAAAATATAATTCTAGTTTTCATCTTTAACTTCCCTCAACGTCCCTTGATTATTTGGATTGCTAGGTATTGTTTGTTTTTGGTATTCTTTTTGTAATTCATTAATAAAAAAAGCGGTTTCTTTATAAGGCCTATCGGCTAAATAAGTAATTAACTTTTCTAAAAAATCTTGCTTCATTGTATACCCTTTTTAAAATATATTAAACACTAAGTGCATCTATCTGTGATTGCATATTTATTATAGATGCTTCAGCTTGTGCTTTATTTTCTACTAATTTAGTAAGCTTTTTTGAGTTTAATACCGCTATTGTTTGGGCCTTATCAGTTAAAATATCCCATTTAGCTTTCATTAATCCCATAACCGCTGGTAGTGAATAATCAGTATTACTTTCTTCCATGTAAATTTCTAGTAATTCTATTACTTCAGAAAAACTTTGATCACCTATAACTGACATAAATCCCCTTTTATTAAATCCATGCTGGTATCCAATGGCTTGTCCCATTTATTTCTACTTGTAACCATTGTGATTGTGCAGCGGCCGTTGGGCCTGAACCACCAATAGTGCCTAAAGTAGGTGCCACACCACCGCCTAATGCTACCCCATTATTTACATCTAAAGATTCACAATCAATATTCCCACATAGGTCATGATCACCACCACCCCAACTATTTTTTATTGCATTATCCATAAATACGCCCCATGTAAGGGACGCAACGGCCATTCTACTTCTAAACCCTACTTTAATTACATTACCGTTGAAGGGTATCGCCTCAACGTCAACGCCATGATAGCTAGTCATAGTTTCAACACCCGATTGAGTTTGGAATAAAGCAACCGCTGGGTTTTTACATAGTACACCCCTTACATTCCCTAAATTAACTGTACTGCCCGTTGTTGTAGAAAAAGTTGGCGAAAAACTTAAACCAGTGGTGTTACTAACATTCATAGTACCCCCACCTTTTGATTGTATTTGTTGAGCGCATGAAACAACTAAATTATTAACCGTGGTTCTAGTACCAGTATTTAAATGCCTAATTGTAGGCCCACCATTTAAAACTATTGCTTGTAATGGGTTATGTGTTGCCCCCGTACCTGATGCTAAAATTGGAAGGGCCTGAAATAAAGTAAAGGCAGCAAAAGCTGGTGCTACACCTGAAGTAATATTAGGGGTACCCCTTAGAGTTTCATATATAAAGGTAGCATTATCAAAATCAATAGTTCTTTGATCGGCATAAGTACCACCTATAAAAACACCTGTAATTGTTTCGGTAGCGTCGGCCAGAATTGTATAAGGGTTTAAAGCATTGGCCGCAACGGTTGTTTCAAATCTTATAGGTGACCAGCATCTTATTTGCCCTAAATTACTAGCAGTAGTACCCCTCAATTCTAATTCACCACTAGTTGTAGTTTTACCAGCAAATATGCCACCACTGGTAAACCTAGCAATATCAGTGGTACCACCACCATTAGTTACTTCAAAAATAACATCTTTATTTAAACCACCATTAGTAAATTTAAAATCAAAAACACCACCAGAAAGTAATTGATTGGCCCCGGCCCCTACACCTAATAAAAATTGGTAATTCCCAAACCCACCACCATCATCATTAGCAAAAGAAACACTTCTTATTAATGCCCCAGTATCATTATTCAATCTAAAATTTATAGTTGAACCAAAAGCATTTTCACTGGTAATCATTTTCATTGTTTGGCGAAATAAAATAAATTCAGGTAAATAAACTGATTGGCCTGGTCTTAAGTCAATGGCCGGCCCACCGGCTATTGTATTGTTAGCATCAAGTAAAATCATTTCAAGTTGGCCGCCTAATGAACTATTTACGCCCAATGCTAAATTTTGATCTATACTTTCACTTCTAATTGTAAATTTTGTTGCCGCTGTATGGGTTAAATCATTTAAATTTGTAAGATCAAAACCCCCATAATTCCAATTGGCCGTCATGGGTAAAGTACCATCACGTTTTACAAAAAGGGTTTCAACGGTAGCATCATAGACATCTACAAAATCAAAATTACCAGTAAATGGATTGAATTTTAAACTCACGTTCTAACCACGCTGTTTAGCCGGTCACTTACATCATAACCGAGTGTTAATGTGGCAACGGTAACTGAATTTAATTCATAAATAACTGTTTGAATTTCACCAGTACCATTTCCAGCCGCTACATAGGTTAAAGAAATTTCATCAAATTCTTCAGGGACTAACTTCCCACCTAATTCATTGACTTGTAGAATGTAATCGGATTTATCACCGGGGGTACGTTCACGGCCGGCTTTTTTAATAGTTTCTAAACCGTGGTCATCAACTGCCATTTGTTACCCCTCATTTAAAACATTATCGGGAATACGCTTATTTTTTACTAGTTTTTTTAAACGGGTTTTTTTTAGGTTCTTTTTTTTTGTTTTTCTTTTTTTCTTTATCAGTATGTTTTGGCATTTTATCCCCTTACACCGGCCGATGCCGGTCTTTTACCCTTACCTGGGTTTTTTTGTATTTCACTTCTTATTTTTTGTTTTATTTTACCCATAATGGTGCGGCTTTTTCTAGGTTTTTTATCCCTAGCGCCTTTAGTTCTTCCCATTACAAACTTTTTTTATTTTTCTAACTTTATCAATACACTTAAGATCATTTATTAAGTAAGTTTCAAACCTTAAATAATTTTCATAATTCTTTTGGAAACAATCCCTATAAATTTCTAAATCAGTTAACCCACAATAATTAATACCAACTGGGTCTTTTAAAGGGTTGTATGAATGGGCATAAGCGCCACATGAATCTAAACTAATAAGTAAAAATATTAATAATTTTTTCATTTGTCTAAATCCCCGGAAAATTCTTCCTTTAAATTTTCATCATCAGGAAGAATGAACCATAAAAACCATTTGGCCCCTTTTAAAACCGGGGTACCCTTAATTTCAATTCTATAAGGTAACTTATTCACATAAGACATAAGAAGGTCGGCATCTTTAGAAGCCGACCATCTAAGTCTAGTAGCTATTGGTTTTGACATAATTTTTTAAAGTTTTGGCATGTAGAATTCTACAATAAAAACTGCTTTACCAGCGGTGTGTGTGCCGGTCATTACAACACTAAATGCCCCACCATTTGTATCAGGTACCCTATAAGGAATTGGTTTAACCGCTGCTGGTGTTGTCCCAATTGTTGCTTTAATTAATGCCCCTGGTGCAGCTTCATCTTCTTCACCATTAAAAACTGCATTTGCAGTTAGTGAGGCCGTGACAATTGCTGTACCAGAAAAACCATTTGAATCTGTTTGGTTACCCCATGCTAAATCGGTACCAGCGGCAAAAGCTGTTAAAATTTTAGCTTCAACACTTTTTACCATAGCACCAATTGGTAATGGATTAGCACCGGCCTTGACTGATAAATCAATTGTACCTGTACCAGCATCACCAGCGGCAATATCTAAAACAAATTCTTGAACGTGCATTTTTCCTAATATCGTTGACATAAAAAACCCCTTATAAATTATTAATTAAGATAAAGTTACAATTCTAGTATTAGAAAGTTGTTTATTCCCTAAAAGAATATCAACATTAATTCTTGCGGCCCTAACACCCTCAACACCTAAATCATAAATCATGATATTCAATTGATCTTGAATAGCTAAAGTCATAAAAGAAGTATGGAACCAATAAGAAGTGCTACCTACAACGGTTGTCATCTTAGGAATAAAACCAGCTACCGGGGTACTAATTGTACCTGAAGTAATTGGTGAACCGGCCGGGATAAAATCACGACTAATAAAAGAAGTAATATTGAAAAGATCATTCCATTGGGCACTACCCATAACCCCTGACCTGTTTTCTTCAGGTACATTTTGATTATCTAGCAATTCTTTTGCTTCTAGAATATCAGCTAGTGCTAAAGTAGTACCAGTATCATAAGCAATGGTGTGATCAGGTGCCGCTGCACTTGGTACAATATCATCAATTATAATTTGTTGGATTCTTTTCATGATTGCAAAAACGGCCTTATCCCTTATCCCATCCATAAATGAAAGTGATTGAAGCTGTGCCTTTTTAGTAACCATGTAATCTTTGTGGGGCCTTTTGTTAACTAACAATTGTTGGCCTGAAATTGTAACCGCTTCAGTATCAGCGGCCGCACCTTCAGCTAATTCAGTCGCATCACCAAATTCAGGGATAGTAGAAATATTTACCGTATCACCTAAATCTTGAATTTCACCTTCATAACCTCTATCAACATTATCGTTGAAAGGGAGTTTTGCTAAAAGCACATCATAAAATTTTGCGCTCCAAATTTCAGGTATAATTGCTGATGTTTCAGTGGTTGAGATTGCTTGATTTGCCATTTTTAACTCCAAAAGTTAATTAGGTGAAAACCAATCATTCCCACTAAGAATTTATGCCATATTGTGTAAGGGTAAACTAACCTTGTGCTATTTTCAACCTATTTTTTACATATTTTTGGTATTCTTCAGGTTTTTCTTTTTCTAACTTGATGATTTGTTGCGGTGTTAGTACCTTACCATCAAGGTTTTGATTATTATCCCCACCGCTATTATTAATATTTGCAGCGCCTTTAGTACTAAATAATTCAGGGTTTAGAGTTTTAAAACCGCTAACATATTCTTCAGCGCCCAAAACATTTATATTACCGCTTGAAGTTGTTTCAATTTGCACTGAAGGGTCACTTTTATTTAAAAACTTTAAATAGTTTTCTTTAATACCAGCTTTTAATGCTGATTCTTTGATGGCCGAAAACTTTTTATCATCTAAATAAGAATTTTTAAAAGTGTTTAACTCAGTTTCTTTTTCTACTCTTTTAGTTTGTTCTAGCTCATATAATTCTTTGTATTGTTCTTTTTCTTTCAGTTGATTAGTTTGGCTTGTTTCATTTGCTTTTAATAAATCAGTGATCTTTTTTTCTTGATCATTAAATTTTGTTAAAAGTGAATTATATTGTTCTTTTGGAATACCACCTTCACTTGGTTTACCACCTTCACTTGGTTTACCACCTTCACTTGGTTTACCACCTTCACTTGGTTTACCACCTTCACCTTCCCCACCTTCACTACCACCTTCACCACCACCGCCTTCACCACCGTCAACCATAAAGATAAATTGAAATACCAAAAAATGTAATAGCCTTTTTAAATTCATAATTTTTCCCTTGTTAAATATTAGTTGTTGATACAATATTTTTTATTAACTTAATTAATGGTTTAGTAATTGTTTTTGAAAATTCTTCACCCGATCTGTTAGGTATTAGCCTTCTAAAGACTTTACCACCGGGGGCATCATTCCTTTTTACACCAAGATCATTATGGTATTCTGCTTTTTTGTCAGTAAAGAAAACTGAAAAACCAGTTTTAACATTAATGACTTTCAAACTATTAACCATTTTACCTGTTATAGTCATATTGACGGGCCTTTGTTTTTTACCAGGTAGCTTACCTTTTTTTATTTGCTTTTTATATGAATCGGCATAACCCATGAACCTTTTTTGCCCTTTAACAGGTGATAAACCTTTTTTAATAGTTGTTTTTATTTTAGCTTTAACTAATAGTTTACCTTGGAATTTTATTTTATCCTGTATTTTTTTAAAATACTTATCAAAATCAATATCAATTTTACTTTTATCAACCATCATCATCGCCTGTTTTAAAGTCATCAATTATATCAATAACCCTATCAACAATAAAGGGCCTAAATGATTCATCATCATTTGGTATAAATTGCCTCTTAGGTACTTTAGTTCTTTTACTTTTAGCTGAAAACTTATTATGGTTGTCGGCTTTTTTTGCTTCTTTACTATCAAAGATACCAATTTCAACACCATCACTAGTTATGTTAAATTTAAGTGAATCTAGCATATCCCCATTCAATTCAAGGTTAGGTATCCCTGGTGCCTGTTTAGACTTTAATTCTTTATAATCAGGTGAAAGGCTTTTGAAGTTTCTAGGTTGTCCGGCCACGGGTGATTTAGTTGAACCAACATCTTGTAATATTTGTTCAACTAAAAATTCACCTATTTCATTTTTAACTTCATCATGTCTTTCACTAGGCACATCTTCAAGGCCTAATTGAAATAAATCTAATTTGTAGGTTACCTTACTAACCATAATTATTTAGCCTTTTTCTTTGTTGCCTTTTTCTTTGTTGCTTTTTTCTTTGTTGCCTTTTTCTTTGTTACTTTTTTCTTAGTTACTTTTTTCTTTGTCGCTTTTTTCTTTTTCTTATTTTCTGGTAATGATGGTTCACCTTCACCTTCATCTTCATCTTTATCTTTATCTTCATCTTCATCTTCATCTTCATCTTCATCTTCAATGTCTTTAGGGGGTTCATTCCCTGATTCATCCCCTTCACCTTCACCTTCCTGGTTATTAAGTGGGTTCATTTCTAAAAGCTTCATTCGCATTGCTGTTTCTTTTAGTTTACTTTCAAATAAAGCTAATAATTTTTGTTCGGCATCTTCTTTAGTTAGCCCGGAATTATCTCGCATCAATGAATCAACCATTGAGTCTAACATTAAATCACGTCTTTTTTCTATGATGTCCAGTTTATCCTTTTCGCCTACAAATTGTGCTGGTTCATTAAATTCTAAATTGGTTTGTATTTCTTCATCTAAAGAACTAAATTCTTCAAATTCTTTAGCTAATGCTTTTCTATCTGATAAATCATTCAACCATTTTGCCATCACCCTAATGGCCTTTGGTTCTTGTTCCCTATAAACTTCCCTTTGATCTTCAATATCTTCAGTGTTTTCTGCACGTCTTATCATTTCTTGAACACCTGAATTTGCACTAGTAGCACTTAATTGCCCTTGTACAGTAGATACTTCAAGATTATTAGTTGATAAAAGAAGTGCAACATACATTTCAATCATTTTCATATGTGCATCTAATGGTGGGTTAGAACTAGCAAAACCTATACTAGGTGTTTCATCACCATCTTCAGTTTCAATAAAGATGCCATCACTAGGCCCTATCTTAATATTCTTAGGAATCTTTTTACCGAATAAATAAAAGATACCCATACCCTGAAATTTAGCAATGAAATGTAAATCAGTTATTAAAAGATTTAATAATAAAGAACCATCAACTAAATCATCACCACCCACCGCCCAGAAATGGCCGTCTTTATCTTTAGCAAAATTAATAAAGGGTAATTCTTCAATTGGGTTTAAGTTATCATCAGGGGATTTTTCAGCAATTATCATGCCCTTACTATTAGTGGTAAAATGATATTTATCCGTCCACCATATATAATGCTTTTTATTAGCACCATCATCATTAGGTGAATCAGCTATAATTTGATCTTTACCATCACCTTTATTAAAATTTTGTGATGACCTATTGTGGAAACCAGCTTCATTAGGAGCAGCGTAATTCATTGCTTGCTGGTCTTTAGAAGTGAATTGATTGAATATATAGACCCTAGGGTGTTCAGTGTTTTCTTCATCTTCAATTACATCATAAGTAAAAGGGGTAAGTGCCGACACTGTTAGTTCTTTTTTATCCCTGTTTTTTCTACTTGATTTAGGGACTATGAATAAATCACAATTTTTAAATAGTTCAACATACTTATTAATTTTTTTCATTACAGTGTTGAATTTTAATTTCTCTAAAAGATCATCAACCAGCTTTTGTTGCGCCTCAATTTCAGATTCACTTTTATCTGTCACTTCCCTTTTGGCACCGTCTTTATAAACCATTGCTTTTTTGTCAATGATCTTTCTAAGAAATGAAATACTTCCAACACGGTTTAATACATCGGTAACAACATTTGAACCTAATTCATTTTTTATCATTTCTAAAACGTATGGCCGTGATTGATCTTTAAAAACATCATACCGCTTTTTCATTTCACGTTTTCTAGCTAGGTTTTCCGGTGCTTCAATTTCACCAATGACTTTAGCTCTGAAGTTAATATCTAATACTTGATCTTCATCATTTAGTTTTGTATGCAAGGTCATATAATTTTCCTTTTTAAGAATCTTTTATCAATTCCAATATTTTGAATTTGTCTAAATATACCATAGGTAGCGGCATTTGACATGTGTTGCCATTCATTTTTATCATCTTCTATATACTGCCCACCTTTTTTTAATTTAGTCAATCGGAAACCCTTATCGACCATTTCACATGCCGGGTGAACCACAAAAACTTTACATTCTTTTTTGGCATTGTACATTTGCCCATTTACATAGATATGCCTTTTTCTAATAGGTGGGTTTGATAGCGGTATATCTATTTCAAATTGGATTGGTTCATGAGTTTCAGGGTCAATATAATTTTCAAAATGTTTTTTAATAATATCATAATCGGATTTATTGAATCTGGTATCTGAATTAGCACCACTAGCATCACCGTTGATTACATATTTAAAGCCTGATTTAATAAAGCCCCGTGCCGACCATTCATCTAAAGTGTTTTGTGTATTAGCACCTTGAATAGATACTTCAGCAAAAAAGTAAAATTTATTGCCAATGTATTGAAACATACAGCATGACATTGGTTTACCTAATCCAATATTAAAATCATAGGTAAGGTAAATGTTATAGTTAGGGTCTACCCTATAACTAGAAATTCTTGATTTTTTAGCATCATAAGCATAGTAAACAACTTCAGTTTTTAATTCTAACCATTCGCCATAAATCATTCTTCTAGCTTCACGTTCGGTAAAAGTTTCTAGAAGGGTTTCAATATAATCTTTAGGTAAGAAAGGGTTATCAGTTGTTACTGAATAAAAAACTTTTCTGTTTGGTTTGGGGTTACCAATGAAATAATCATAAGCTGAATGTGAAGGGGCATCAGGGTTAGTAGCACATATGATAAATTTTTCAGGTATATGTAAAAGCCTTCCAATACGTGCCTTCATTTCTTTATAAAACCCATCAAATTCTTCACTAGTATTTTCTGTTATTTCTTCAATGATTGCCGCTGAATAATCGTATGATCTAAATTTCTTATATTTTTTATCACCCCATGTAAGTGCTTCAATCAATGAACCAGTTTTTAAAAACTTTATTTTAGCTGAAGTATAATTGATTTTATAATCAATACCTTCTTTAAGTTTTTCATCTTGTAAGTGTTCAATGATCTTTGAAAAAATTGTGCCCTTTAGGTCGGGTAATGTTTGACGGCCCATTAATACTTTAGCATTTCTAAACATTAAACAATGGGTAACCGCTAGATGTGCCATTAGGATTGATTTAGCTGAACCAACTGAACCAGATAGCATTACTTCTAAAAGTGATTTGTTATAGTCCCAATCTTTTCTTACTAATTTAATTACATCATACTGGTACGGTACCGCTTTAGGGTCAAATTCAGTAAGTGAAGGGGTTGAAGTTACTAATTCCATTATACATCTATGTGACCTTCAAAACTATCGCCGTTAAAATGTTCTTTACTAGTAATTGATTTATCCTTTGCCTTAATTTCTTTTTCTTTTGTTGCTAGTGCTGCCTTTGCAAATATTTGTGTGAAATCTTTTACTAGGTCTTTTAACCTTTCATCATTTAAATGAATATTTCTAGTTAAAGCACACATCTTTATTTCATGGGTAAGATTTTCAAACATCTTGTGGCGTCTAGGGTGTTCTAATAGAAACTTTTTTATTTCATACTTTTGACTGAAAAGAGTATTCACATGATGAATGTAAAAAGTTTCTATCTTATGATTGATCAAATTTACAACCTAGCATAAGCTGATTGAAATTTAGCAGCTTCACTATTAAGCTTCCTTATTTCAATCTTATCTGATTTTATATAAGTAACTTCATGAACGTGATTATCACCAGCACCTTCAGCGGCACCAGAATTGAATGGTGTGTTTTCATATCTTCTTTTTTTAGGATTCCATACCCTTTTAAGTGGGCGTGAACATGTGGCACTAAGGTTACCTTTCTTATCAACCTTGACTTCCATTTCATGAAAATGGCCGCCCGTTGCTGAAGATTTTTCTAACCGCTTACCTGAAGAATCATGTGAATGGTAAAAATGGCAATGTTCGGCCGGCATCCAAATAGGGTTATTAATATCAATTGAAATATTTTTTAAAAATTTGGCCGCTTGTAACTTAAATAAATCATGATCAATAGTAACATCACCCTTGTACGTTCTATTGATTGTGTCTGATGTTGCATCAATACCATCATTGGGTTTATGTACAGTTGATTCTTTAGGTTGATATGGTTTAGGTTCTTCATTAAACTCACCATTACCACCCATATTCACTTGCTGATCTTTCTTTTTGTTAGTGTTCATAATTTTTTACTCCTCTAAATTATATATTCTGTTTTTTGCTACATTAAAATACTCTTTATCTTTTTCAATACCTATAAAATTTCTATTTAAATTTTTACAAGCAACACCTGTACTGCCACTACCCATTGTAAAATCTAAAACAGTTTCACCTTCTAATGTGTAAGTTTTAATTAGGTATTCAAGTAATGGTATAGGTTTTTGTGTGGGGTGAGTGGGTTTTCTGGTACGGTTAAACTCAATTGTGGTTAAAGGGTATCTTTCACCTTTATTAATTGTTTCCGTTGGTTTGTATTTTCTATTAGTCCCCTTCTGTTTATTTGGTTTATTTGTTGTTTTATATGGTTTTCCTTTTCTCATTTGGGGGTAGTAATTGCATTTTTTATAAAAGATACTTACTAATTCTGTATCTCTTAAAGGCATTTTCTTTGCATTTAAAAATCCTAAGCCTTTTTCCTTCTTCCAAATCCAATCATATTTAAACATTTCAATATTACTAATTCTTAAAGCACTACTGAAAGGTTCACTTCCAAATAAACAAATGGCACCATTATCTTTTACAATTCTTTTCAATTGTGCCCACATAGGTTCAAAAGGGATTACATTATCCCACTTACAAGCGGTAGTGCCATAAGGTGGGTCAGTTAAACATAGGTCAATAGAATTATCTGAAATAAAGTCATTCATAATTTCTAAACAATCACCTTGGTATAAATAAATCAATCATTACTCCTCTAAATTATATTTTAGCCTTATTACATTATTTTCATTGCCTTCAGGTAATTCAGGTTCAGGGTTGTCACACCACTTGAACCTATTTTTCATATTAAATGCCCAGCCTGAAGGACTAGCTGATATTTTACCCGTGGCCAGTGCCATGCCAATACCTTCCCACCAAAGCATATTTTTCTCGATGCCCACCCTTTTGGCCTCTAACCATTTTGGGAAAATCTTTTCCCATAAATAAAGTGTTGATCGGTGGGTTTCAATAACCGCTGCAAATGTTTCATAAGAAAATCCTTTTGACATATGTTCTAAGAGGTCATCACAATATTCTTCTAAAAAATTTGGTACATTCCCATCAAGGGTTGTTAATTGAAAATTCATTGGCACCAATCATGCTGGGTTGATAATTTTATGGTAAGCGTATTTTACATTGAAAAGCAATATTGAAATAAGTGTCTTATAAAACGTCAAATTAATTTTTAGTAAAATTTTCTTAATAGTGCCTTTTATTGTTATACAATTTTATGCCATAAACCCCTAAAACATATGTGATTCTAAGTGTTTAGGGTATTTTTACTGCATGAAAAAGGTAAATTTTACCCTGTAAATACCCCTCAAATACCCTAGTGTGTTACTATGGTGCATTAATAACCACCCTTAAATAAAGGATACGATTATGAGTAGAACAACTTGGGCTGATATTGAACGTGAAGAAAACCCACCTAATGAAGTCAAGTGTGGTGATTGTGGGCGTGAATTCACACCCACACCTGAAAATGAGGAATATTGTTGGAAGTGCCTAGGTGCTTTTTATGCCGCTGCTAGGAGTGAATACGAATACGGTGGGCCTTCAATATGAAAGTTTTAGGCATGAAAAAGAAAAATTTCATTTTAGAGGTTACACCATATGAAATGAAAACAATTACTACTACCCTATCTGAATGGGGTGAAGTTGAAAGTAACCAATTAGCCCCAGCTAGTGAATTTAATAAAGTTTTAAATAGGGTTTATAGGAGTAAGGGAAAATTCCTTGC